ACATTACAATCTGGTTTAAAATAGTAGGATAATGAACCTAATAAAAATAGAATTTGAAAACAATAAAGTTCCTGCATTTGTAGAGCCACGCAAAGGCTCGCAACAAAAGTGGGTTTTTTATGGAGAGAACAATGACTATCCGCAATTCCTTACAACCTTGTTTAATAGGTCGGCAAAGCACAATGCTATTTGCACCGATAAACAATTATACATAACGGGGCAGGGATGGACATTTGATGCCACAGGGATTGAAGGTGAAGCAGAAGCACAATTAAGGGCATTTATTGACAATCCTAATCCTTATGAAACACTCAATGATTTGCTTTCTAAAACTGCATTGGATGAACTTCTTTATGGTGGATTTTATCTTAAAGGTGTATGCGATAAAACAGGGCAGTTAGCTGAACTATATCATGTGGATTATAGCAGGGTAAGAAGCAACGAGCATAACTCAGAGTTTTATATTTCTGATTTTTGGGTGAATACTGATGGCACATACAAGGCAAACCTGAAACCAGATGAATATGAAACATTGCCTGCGTATGACCCAAGCAAAAAGCAGAAAGTTTACATATTTTATTACAAGTCTTACAGGCCGGGTTTAAAGACTTACACTTTACCCGAATATATTGGGGCAGTTCCTGCAATCATAACCGATGCTGAGATTGCAAACTTCCATAGAGCCGAAATTCAGAACGGATTTAAGGGTTCGAAGATGATTGTATTTAAGAACGGAGTGCCTTCTTCAGATGAGATGAAGAAAACTGAAAGGCAATTAAAAGCCAAATTTACAAATACAGATTCAGCAGGAAGTATGGTTGTTGACTTCGTTGATGACCCTAACCGAGTGCCAGATGTGTTGACTTTAAATGGCGATGACTTTGACAAGCGATATGAGGCATTAAACAAAACAATACAAGAGGAAATATTTGTCGGACACAAGGTGGTGTCTCCTATGCTTTTCGGTGTGCGAGTTGAAGGCCAGTTGGGTGGTAGGAATGAAATGATTGATGCTTTTCATTTATTTCAAAACAAATATATTTCGCCAAAACAGGAAATACAGGAAAAGATTTATAACATTTTTGCACCTGTTAAAGGCAAGTTACAGATTAAGAAAGTTGAGCCAGTAATGGCTTCAGTTGGTGAAACTATCTTACTTGACTTATTAACTCAAGATGAAATGCGTGAGATTATCGGGCGCAAACCACTTGAGCAAGGTCAGTTGACAGTTAACCAAAGTAAAACGGCACAACCTACACAGACATTTGCAGAACCAAAGAAGCAAAATGATGAGTTGGACTATTCTGTATTTTCCAAATATGGTGAGCCGATTGAAAACTTTGTATCAGTAAAGACAAAAAAGTTTATTGCATCAAGGCAAGAATTTTTATCTAAGTTGGAAGAAGGTGTTTTGGATATTATCAAAAAGACTCCAGATGTAACGGCAGAAGATTTGGTTAAGATATTTGACACGGATAAAACAAAGATTGATGATGCACTTGAAACCCTGACTGCTGAAGGTTTAATAAAGCTATCAGACAAGGGCATAAGCCTGACCAACAAAGGCGATAAAAAAAAAGTTCCTGACTTCGAGGAATTGTTCATCCGATATAGGTATGAATTAAGACCAGATGCACCTGCATTGAAACCCGGTGGAAAGTCAAGAGATTTTTGCAGGGCAATGATAAGCAACCCACGTTATTTTAGCAGGGAGGACATTGATAATATTAGCAGGGATTTAGGGCAGTTGTATGACATACCTAATTATGATGCGTTTAAAATGAGGGGCGGTTGGTATCATGACCCGAATATGGATGTAAATGTGCCTTATTGCAGGCATATCTGGAAACAAGAATTAGTTAAAAGAGCAAGATAATGGCAGTAAAAGTAATGCTTCTAAGCGAAGCAACATTAAAAGAAAATAGTGTATTGCAGGACAACGTGGATATGAAGGTTGTTACACCAACTATCTACCACGTTCAGAACTTCTATATTTTACCTATATTAGGCACATCTCTATTCAATGAGATAATAGACCAAGTAAGGGTAAATAATGTGTCAGCATTGAATAAAACATTGCTTGACCTATACATCACTCCTTGCATGATTTGGTACACAAGGGCAGAGTTATTAATTCACATGACCTATAAGATGTTTAACAAGGCAGTAGGTGTTCAGAATGCAGACAATATGAATCCTGCATCATTGGATGAGTTGATATACATTAAGAACGAAGCAACAAACAATGCGCAGGAATATGCCCAGAGGTTGACCAAATATTTGTTGGCTAACGAAGAACAATATCCTTTATTCTTAAACCAACCAAACGTGGAAATTGACACATTCTTAGCTAAGATGAATAACTATAATTCGGGTATGGTGTTGGATGGCGATGGATGTTGTGAAGGTGATTACAATTTTAGGGGCATTCCGCACTCACCATTGATGGCTCGCAAACCTTGTTATTGGTGCTAATATGAAAGGCGTACATAAATCAAATATCGAGAAATTATATAAATACCTCAATGCAATACACAACGCTAAACAAGATATTAAACCTTATAGAAGAAGCCTGCGGTCAGCATGCCCAGATAGCAAGTTTTCTGTTCGGAGAGGACAGTGAGATATCAACTCAACAAGAGTTATATCCATTGGTAGTGGCAAACATTGCACCTGCCACAATCTCGGACAAAACATTGGTATTGCCTATGGTTATACAGGTGTTGGACATACAAAGAACAAACGAGGACAATATAAGAGATACTTTCTCGGATTGTTTATCCATTGCACAGGATTTATATGCAATGATGAGCAACCCAGACAATGAGGACTATTTTCTTATTCAGCAGAATGTAAGCCTTGAGCCTGTAAGAGAAGCCTATCCTGACATCGTAAACGGATGGCGCATGACCTTAAACTTTGAACTTGCACAGACAAGGGATAGATGTTCTGTTCCGAGCAAATAATTGAAATTTATCTATTTAATAAAAAATAATCATGGCAACAGGAATTGATAAAATAAGTGGAAATGGCGGATTTGTTCTGCTAACTGGCACAGGTGCAAACAATGGCTATTGGGAATCATTGGTAATCAATGAGGATGCGGTATTTTCTGCACTTGAAATTGGCGGTGTTTCGGTATTGAGCAGCAAAGGTTTATCTGCTAAGACAGTAAAGGCAGGCATGTATTTGCCGACTGACCCAACACAAAAAATAACACGAGTAACATTAGCATCTGGTAGCGTAATAGCTTATCTATGATAGGGAAATTTCCAAAAGTAGGGCCAAGAGTTTATGGTGGTTTTGATGCCGATGCACAGGCATTTATAACTGCTGCTGGAATAACTGATGCAACGCAAAAAAGTTATGTTAATTATTTGGCAGTAAATTTTAAAGATAATAATTCAACATTGGGTGGTTCTTTATGGAGTAGGCTTACTAATATTAAGCCAATGGTAGGTGGAACTTCATCTGCACATAGTTATAATTTACAAAATATTGCTACTTTCCAAGAAACATTTGTAAATAGTCCGACACATAATTCACTTGGTGTTGTTTTTAATGGTACAACGCAATATAGTTTTTGTGGATTTATTCCTTCAAATGAGCTAACAACAACAGAAGGTGCTGAAATAATATATACTCAAAATGGTTGGAGTAATGGTGGATGTGCTATTGGTGCATTGAATGGTGGATTGAGATTTAATATTTTTGGGGATTATTATGAAGCAGGTGCAGCATTTACTCTTGGAAGCAGCCCAACAGGTGTAGGTGGTATGAGAAGCCTTGCAATAAATGGGAGTAGTGGATTTAGGGGGTATGTTAATTCTACTCAAGATATTAATAATATTACACCTGTTAGCGGTTTGCCAACTATTCAAACATACTTAGCTGCTCTTAACTTTTCAACTCCATACAGGGCAAATGTTACAATTTCTTTTTACGCACAAGGCAAAGTAAGTCCTTCTGACATTTCAACTATATATACTATTGTTCAAGCCGCTCAAACAATTTTAGGAAGAAATAAATGAAAGTATATAAATTAACAAATACACAAGTTAATGATTGGTCAGGAATTTATGAAACAGATAAATTTGAGCCAATAAAAGATAGTAATGGTAATTGGGTTTGTAATATTGAAAACGCAGAAAATAAAAAATTCCCATTTGCTGATGAATTAATAAGTTGTCCAATTATAGATTATACACCAATAATCTATAAAAATATACATTAACTATAACTAATGGCAAAGGGCAGCAACAAACAGAATATAAAAAAATCTTTTGGCAAGAAGAAAACAGGTGTGGCCAAAAGGAAAATAAATAAACACGAATCATTCAAAGAATACAGAGGTCAAGGAAGATGAAACACATTAACGATAGTATAGCAGATACGTTGACAGTTGTAAGTGGAACAAGTGCATTGGCTCATTTAGCTACATCATATCAACCTATAATAAGTGCGGTTGCAGGTCTGATAGCAATCATATCAGGTTCACTTGCGATATGGTATTATGCTAAAAAAATATGGGGTTAAAACTCTGGAAAGCATACTTAGAGCCAACTCCTAAGAACGTAAAAAAATGGTTATTGGCACTTAAATCCATTGTTGGTGTATGTGCAGGTAGTGCGTATTTTACAGACCATGCACAGGCAGGATTCTGGATGCTTGTTGCAGGTGCAATAGTTAATGAATTAGGTAACTTACTGGCTGATGAGAATTAGTGATAAATTTTCTTTACAAGATATAACCCGAAGCGATACGGCAACACGCAAGGGATTTACAGAACAATTTGAGCCAGAGCAGAGAATAATTGATAACGCAACGGAAGTGTGTAAAAATATTCTCGACAAGATACCACATCAATTTTTTATTTCATCATTTTACAGGTGCAGACGTTTGAATCGTGCCATTGGTGGGAGTGCGACATCTGACCACATGGAAGGATGCTCTGTGGATATTGATAGTCAGAACAATCTGAACAACAGGATAATATTTGACTATATTAGAATGAATTGTAAATTTGACCAATTAATCTGGGAGTTTGGCAATGATTTTAACCCAGATTGGGTTCACGTTTCATATCGGAAAACAGGCAACAGGAATCAGATACTTAAAGCAGTAAAAGTAAATGGAAACACCAAATACACCAGACTCTGAAGATGAGTTGGAATTTGAGGGTGTGTATAGTGAGAGTGATTCTGAAATAATAGGTGCAGCCTATAACGCATTCGCAATGGTTGATTCCATTGATACTGCTATGATGAGCAAGAAGGAAAGAGATAGGGTCATTGAGATAAGGCGAATGGCCATTGAACTATGCTACAACTCCTTAAAAAACATATATGACGCAAACCAAAAAGAGGAAGAATGAAAAGCCTCACCTAATTGCACTCAAGGAAATGGTGCTAAAATTCCCAAACACTCCGCATTTAACCCTTGCCAAAGCATTTGTTAAAAAGTACCCAAAGTTTTATTTATCAGTCGAGCAGGCAAGAACTCAAATCAGAGTTTTAAAAGGCTCACTTGGTGATAGAAGCAGAGAGGTGCTGCACAAAGATTTTCGAGCAGAACTTGACAAGTTAAAAAAAGACTTGCCAAAAGGCGAAACGGAAAAAAAAGA